ATTTTGTTTTGATAAATCAAAGATACAAAACTTTATTTCATTCTACCAAATAAAAATAAAATATTTTTTTATTTTTTTTATGTTGGTTTGATAAAAGTCAATGCAGTATTGAATTACACCTAAAAAATAATTTTTAAAATAAACACAAAAAACCCCGAAAATAGAAATTTTCAGGGGATAATCAAACTAAACAAAAACAGTGAGAACTGCAAAAGTAAATTAAAAACTCGATGTAGAAACACCGAGTTATCAACCAACCCTAAAATATAATTCCGCTTCAGCTATTCGCCTGCGCGTTAATCCTTTTAATACCATTAACTCCCCACCTACTCGCGCTTTATTCCATTTCATAAACTCATCTTTTATACTTGCATCATTTGGGTTTAATAATATCTTTTTTCTAAGTGTAGATTTAGCAAACGCTCCAACCCCTAAATTATAAATAAACGACAAACACGAATCAAACTGATCTTGATTTAAGTTTAATCCATAAAGTGCACTTGATTTGTTTTTTAACTCCCACATCAATAACTCGTTACCCTGTTGCTCGTTAATCGTATCGCCTAATTTAATCTTTAAACCTGTTGTGTACATAGTTGAGCCAAAGCCGATTGTAGGCACTCCAGCAGGGCATAAATACGCCTTTGGTTTATAACCCTCAAATAACTTTATTAAGTTAATACAATTTTGTGAAGCTATCATTTTTTAAAATTTACTTTGTAATATATTACCAATTATCGCACATAAAAAGGCTATTATAAGCCACGTTATCCATTTATTTTTATTGCTTACTTTATTCTTTAATAAATTATTATCAGTCATTAATTGATTATATTTATTATTTAGTGCAATTAATTCTAATTGACAAAAAACAATCTCCGCACTGTCTCGCATCGTTTTAATTATTGTATTCGTTTTCTTTTCATACTTTATAACTGCACTACCTTTTACATAATTAGTAATAAATACAGTATCTTTTAATTCATATCCTGGACAATCAACGTTAATGTATTCAAACTCAATTTCTTTAATCGTATCAACTTTTGATGTTACACAAGGGAACTTATCTTTGCAAAATTTGGCAAGAAGTTCGGGGTGTTTTGCATTTAATTTGTCAAGTTTTTTGCTTGGATTACAAGACCAAATCGTTATCAACGTCAGGGCTAATATCAAATATTTCATAATAAATATTGTTTAAACATTCGCTAATTATGTTAATCGCTTGAAATTGAATTACTTTAATTGTTTGTTTTTCATCTTCATCCATTAAGCCAATATCTAATAAATCAACTGCGACAAGTGAGTTATAAGCCGACGCGATATACTCGGCGTTTTTATCTTCGTATTCAATTTCATTATCTAAAATTTCTTTTAACATAATTTACCTTTTATAATTGAATAATTTTTTACCGTATAATCGCCGTCGTTTGCTATTTGTAAATGTGCGAAGCCGTGCATCGTGTTACCTACTAAAGGTGAGTAATCAGCTCTTAACTCACATAGGCACCCTGTGGACCAACAACTAATAATCTTACCGTCTAAATCTGTTTCGGGGTGATGTGATGGTCTGTGCAGGTGTCCGACAATTAAGGACTGCTTAGCCTTTAAGAATGCTCCACGCGAAGGATTAACAGGCGTGAACGCTCCTTTAAAAATATGATGGCCGTGTGTTATTGATAATTTACCAGCCTTAACTAAAACCTTATCGTCTAAAATTTTAACGCCTACTGAATTTAATTGTAATCTTTCCTCTAAAAAAAAGTAATCGTCGTTCCATATCTCGCGCACTTTTGAATATAAAAACTTTTCCCAACGAATGCAATGGTTACCTTTAAGCCAGTAGATTAAAACTTTTGGAAATGCTTTTCTTAATTGAACTAAAAACTCTCTTGTCGCGTCAAACTCCTGTTTTACACTTCGTTTTTTTGGGTCGCTTTCAAATTTGCTTATTTGGTGGTTGTCAATTAAATCTCCATTTATAAAAATAGTATTTACATTTTCTTTTTTCCCATAATCTAAAGCAATTGTAACGGCTTCAATATTATGGTAAGGGATGTGCAAATCGGATATTAATAAAATATTGTTGCAAGATGTAGGCAATATAAACGGCTCGCGTTTTTCTTCATAAGATTCAGGCAAATTGTACGGATTTAAAGACCTACTTTTTTTCATTACTAAATCTTTATTTTTTAATTGATCTCTTTTTACCTTGCCCGCTTTACCTTCAATATACCTTAACACGTATCTACAACTTTCAACATCTTTAAATGTTAATACATTTTCTGCATACATTAAACGAGCCAACTTTGCTGTCGGAAAATCAGGAAATTTTATCCTATACTCTCTTGCAATATTAGTTTTGCTCAGTTGCAAATAATTTACCATTTGAATTAGTGAACAAATTTTTCATAATGTAGGCAAGCGCTGAAGTTAATGCCATAGTGCCGATTGCTTTCCAATCAAATACTAAACTCCCAGCCTCAACGGTTTGATACACAACGGTAATTACTGTTGACAATACTGCCATAATAAGACCTTTGATAAAGTCGCTTGAATTAAGATTTAAAAATGTACTCATAATTTTACTTTTTTGATTTTTTATAAATAGAATAAACGCCACTTATAATGGCAATTAAAGACGCTATAAACGTTAATATAGGTTGTATATTGGACAAAGATATAACAGCACAAAATCCGCTTATAGCTGTTAATGGTGGGTTATATTGATTCATTAAATATATTTTAGATATTGAGCGTTTACAGGTATTTGATCTTCGCTTATTTCAAATATTTCAGGGTGCTCAACAATAGATGGGTGTTCATTTAAAGGCAATGCCCAACCTGTTGTATCTACAACTGTATAAGCTATCTGATTAGTTTTATTTGTTACGTCTATTTTTTGTCTTATGTATTCCATAATATTTTAATTTGTCCAATATTGAGCAATTACTCCAACCTGTCCAACTGCTGCTGTTGAAAATGTTACAAATATTTCAAAGCCATTTGCTGCAGTATTATTTCTTAAAAAACCTCTTGATGCACTACCTAATATTAATTGATTTATAGAGTTTACTAATTGAGATGAAACAGGATACATATTTGTTATGCTGGCTGTTAAACCCGTTGGCTGTATTGGAGTTGGTGCGCCTGTTGGTAATGTCATTTGAACGGCTGTTAAACTTGCTCCATTAGTTGCAAACACTAAAGCAATATGTAATGTAACGCATTTACCTACTTGCGTTAATCTGTAACTGTGATTTGTTGCGCCTGATGGTGCGGTAACACCTGTCCAGGTTATAGTACCAGTATAAGTTCCTGATGTATCTCTAAATGCTTGAGCCGTTGCGTTAGCAGCTGCACTTGTATTATTTGCTAAAATTGTATAAGATGAAATTGATTTGCTTTGTAGAAGTGATGTATCTGCAATATTTAATTTAAGATTAATTCTATTGCTTAAAGATGATGTGTCAGCTGTATTTAATTTAGCTGATAAATCGCTACTATCTGCTAACGTGTAACTTTTATTTTGAAACGTATAAACCCTATCAGCTGTTTGTTGAGTTTTTAAAGTTGAGTAATAATTACCAGCATTTTTATATTTTAAATCTCCGTTGCTATTAGCGTATAATACCGTTGATTGACCTGTTGCGGTTGCATCGCTATTTTGATGCTTAAAATGTATGTGACCTAATCCGTTTGTGCCTTCTACTTGAAATGATTGAGCCGATATTTTAAACGCTCCTAAATCTACATCTTGCGTAGCACCTGTATAAGGTACTTTTAAATTAATCCTATTGCTTAAACTTGCCGTATCTGTTTTGCGCAAATACTTTGTAAGCATATTTGATGTATCGGAAATATTTACTTTTAAATTTATTCTATTGCTTAAACTTGTTGTATCAGTTGAGCCACCGCCTCCAGAAACCGCCGTCCAAGTTAGCGTTTTAGGATTGTAAGTATAAAAAACCGCATTGCAACTATCGTAAGCAATCGCTCCGTTTTTTGTATATTTCACTACGCTTTTAATTGTAGGCACACCGCAAACCGTTGGAATCTGTAAAGTAGAATCAAACGCCATACGATTAGCACGATAGCCGTATTGCGGCATTTCCTGATATACTTGAGCGTTTACTTTTGCACTAATGCAAATCAATAAAAATAAAATTAGTTTTCTCATATTGGAAAATCGCAGTTGTTAAAATCGCTTACCGTTGTTAAATTAAATGTTACCGTTACGCCACTTAAATAATCTTCAAACTTTTCACTTATTGCCGTCCAACTTATTGTCGTGTCGACGCTAATTAATTTATCTTGTCTTAATGCCATTACAATATCATTCGCCACTCCGTGCATATTACCTACAACCTCCGTTTCAAATTCGCCTTCTACTCCCGATTTATCAATAAACCAAAATTGTATCTGGTAAATCAATTCGCGCCCTACGTTAAAATTTCCCGTGTCCATTACATAAGATGCAACAGGTAACAACGGCTGGCTAACCCATCCTAACCATTCTAACGGACTTGCAAACCTGACTTCTTTTATCATTGGGTGGCTTTGCAATAACGCCTGTATTTTTGTTACTATTTGGTTGTAAGTCATTTTTCTTTTTTACTTTTTCTATAAATTCTAATTTATATCCTTTACTCAAAATGTGTAAAATTTATCGGTATAAAAATGTAAATAATTCTCCAGCTATTGCTACATCGCCCGTAGGTAATGTTATTACGTTGCCGTTAATTTGTATTTTACCTGTGTCGCTCGTTGGCCCATTAACAATTACTTTACTTAATCCCGATCGTGTTGCAACTAAAACAATTCTGCCATACAAATCATTAACGTTAAATGTAGCTTCGTTTCCAACCGCTGTATAATATGCAATTTGCGGAATAGAATAACTACTTGAGCCATTAACCCAGCGTGGCGTATTTGAAACGTAATCGTTACCTAAATAGATAGGCGATGTATAAGCCTTTGCTTCTGGAAAAATAACATCTAATCCGCTTCCGTGATTCAAATACTCATAATACAAAGTATAATTCTCTTGCAAATATTTTATCAATCTTGTTTTGTAAAACTCAGCCATTGACAAATACTTTTGCTCAATTAATTCCATATCGGCACGCGAAGGGGTGTTACTTTCTTCAGCCGTCTTCTGCAAAAACCCTTTTGAAAATAATTGAAAGCCCATAATCATAGGTAACAAAGACATAGTAAACCAAATCAAAGCATCGGTAACATAAGTATCTAACAAAGTTTTTTCGTCGTTTGTTAGGTTATCAGCTACAACGCCATCTTGTAAACGTTGATATAATTTACTTCCAAGCGCAGGTTGAATATACATATCGCCAGCAACTTTAACCATTGGAAAAATTTGTTTTCCGTCGATATTGTTACTCGCGCCTGTTCGGTCTTTAAATAATTGTTCGGTTATGAATAAAATGTTTTTGCTCATTATTTTGCTACCATTAATTTTGATGACCAAATGTGCCTACACGATTCTCTATGTTCGCCATCGCTCATTGTATACCAACCACCGCGACGTTCCCAAACTGAATAACCCAAACGAACGCTCAAACTTTCAATATCCGACCTACTCCAAGATTTGCCAGCGTTTGACATTTCTCGCATCTTTAAACAAAATGGTCGGCTTGTATTCATATCCTTATCGCTAAATCCTAAACGCCAATCGTATTTGTAACGAATAAATAATTTAGTTGTTTTCGGCTCGCCTCCTAATTCGCTAACCGTTTTTAAAACATTATATTTCGGAGTTTCATTTACTTTTGATTCATTAACCGAAATTATTTTTTTTTTGATAAAATCAGCAATTATTTCTTCTACTAATGCAGTATCTATTTTAAGATTTTGACTAATAACGTTTGGCGTTATGTTTTTATCCTTTGTAATTAAATCTAAAATACTCGCTTGCGTTTGCGTCAAATCTTCAGCAAAATTAATCCTATCAAATCCAACTTCATTAAAATTATACTCTCCGCAACTTTCAAAATATTCAATCATTCGCTGATCTTCGCTCATTGAAAATTTTTGTACTTCATCTTCGGTTAATGGGTTATCGTCTAATCCTAAAAAAACATTTACATCGGAATCAGTAAAACCAAAACCATTTTTAAGCATTAAACCTGCCTGCTCTTTAGATAGTTTGCCGCTCCCGAACTGCCTAACAATTCGCATAACGTTTTGATATTGGCGACCGCTTAAATTCTTTATAGAATCGTTTGGTAATTCAATCGCTTGTTGAACGGGTTGCTCTACAACTGCTGTTTCGCCGTCCGATGTAACCTGACCAACTTGCAACGGCTCGCGCCCCATTAACTCCCTAATTTCATTTTGAGTTAAATTCGCCACCATAATAGCTTCCGTAAACTCAAACTTTAACGGCTCTAATGGTATAATATTAAACTCCCCAACCTCTCCTTTTAAGTTTCTAAAATCA